TAGGCGAAAGACAAGTACAGGCAAATGGTATTGTGGGAAATAATCCCTATGCAAACACCGGAGCAACTACTAATGAAGCAAAAGGAAGAACTTACTTCTTGGGTTGCTTTATGTCTGAATCGGCAGGCAGTACAATATTTAGTGCAGCAGGCATTCAAAACTCTGCTTCTGGTTCTGCAATTCTTAGAGGGGTAGTTCTTGCGCCTTCAGGTGTTATTCTAACTTTAAGTGGAAACTTAGATGGAACAAATACAAAACCTATTTCGAGTAATAATGCTGACACTTTGACAGGATTTAGAACCGGTTCGGTCAACTTATCAGGAGGTGGATCTGACTTTGTCATGTTCATGAATGGATACAAAGGCACAACTTCTAATCCGACAGCTATTACTGCTTCTTTTGACATGCGATCACCTAACTATTTTGCAAATGTGCTTAATACTGATCCTCTAAAACTAGAAGAAAAAGGACACCTGCTTTACGGTCATTATGATATTCATCCAACAATGGCATCAGTTACAGGGTCTGGAATAATTAAAGAAGGTTCATATGCAAATAACGAAGAACCTATTGGTTTTATTCTTTCTTCTTCAGAAGGAAGAATTGAAAGAGGTGCTACTGACACTAGTGGCGGAGCAACTCCCGTCTATGAATCTTTTGAAGACAGATTTTCAAATGCTTCTTCTCCTTATATTATTTCTCAAAAGTTTGGTGCAGCGCCTTACGACTTGTTTAAATTGGAAACACTGTCAGATGGTTCTGGAATAACTGACAAGTTTAAACTTTCTATCGAAAATATTTCAAAATCTACTTCAAGCACAGATAAGTTTGGAACTTTTGATCTAGTAGTAAGACAATACAGCGATTCGGATGACGAAAAGAAAGTATTAGAAAGCTTTAGAGGGCTTTCTTTGGATCACAGTTCACCTAGATACGTCGGAAGAGTTATTGGTGACAAGAAAATATACTTTAACTTTGATGCTGATGCCGATTCACAAAAAATTGTTGTCGAAGGATCACATGATGTCAGATCACGCTACGCAAGAATCGTTTTGTCAGATGCACTTAAAAATAAAGAAGTACCCGATGAAGCATTACCTATGGGCTTTAGAGGCCCTAGACACTTGCTTACTTCTGGATCTTTGTTGTGCAACGTACCAGTCGACAGTGTTTTAAACATCTCTGATATTCACAAGAGAGTTATTGAACCGCCTATTCCCTACAGAGAGTCAGTCACGCAGGGTACCGATCTTTCAAAAAGAGTTGATACTAGTCTTTACTGGGGTATTCAAACAAATATTAAAAAGTCTCCAGGTGCGCCCAATGCAATATCAGCTTTTGATGATTCGTTTAACACTTACACTAAGTATTTTCCTTCTCATAGAACAGATACTTTAAACTTTTCTGAGGGTGATAATCCAGGTGTGGCAGATGTAGGTGGAACTGTAAGAGACTCAGATCGATTCAATAAAAATAAGTTTACTTTAGAAAATATTCAAGTAAGAACAGGATCATCAGGAACAGCCGACCCTGACCAGTGGTTAAGCGCTTCATACGTTAGAAGTGGTATTATTGCAATTAATGATGCAAATAAAACACGCGGTCTTTCAATGAGCGACTTGGATGTAGTTGCAAATAGAAAATTCTTAAAATTTACTATTCCTTTCCAAGGCGGATTTGATGGCGTAAACATCTTTAACAAAGATCAGCGAGATCTTTCTAACAACTCTGTGAAGAGAGAAATTGATGATGAGCTAAATCAAGGAGGCACATCTGGCCCAACAGTAGGTGCCTATAGAAAGGCAATAGATATAATGGGGTCTACATCAGATGTAGATATTCAGTTACTATCTATTCCTGGAATTAGACATGAGTCTGTGGTTGATTATGCAATTTCAACTGTTGAAAATAGATTTGATGCAATGTTAGTAACCGACATTGAAGAAAGAGATCAGTTTAATACAGTTATTACATCTTCAGCACAGTCACCACACGTAAACAATACTGTTACGGCATTTAAGAATAGAGTCTTAGACACATCTTTTGCCGCCGCTTACTTCCCAGACGTCACTATGCAAGATCCAGATACGGGTGGTTTAGTAACTGTTCCTCCTTCTGTTGTTACAATTGGTGCATACTCACTTAATGACAGAGTTGGTCATCCTTGGTTTGCACCAGCTGGGTTTACAAGAGGTGTACTTAACAGTGTCGAAGTTCCTAATGTTCTTTTAAATAGAACTAACTTAGATGATCTTTACGATGCTGACATCAATCCGCTTGCTCAATTTCCTGGAAAGCCTCTATCAATCTGGGGTCAGAAAACATTAATGGCAAACTCTTCAGCTCTTGATAGAGTCAATGTTAGAAGACTTCTAATTGACATACGTAGAAAAGTTAGAAATGTTGCAAATACTCTGCTCTTTGAGCCCAATAGAACAGAAACTCTTGAAAGATTCTCTAACTTGGTTAATCCAATTCTACAGTCAGTACAGGACGGGCAAGGCGTTGATAGGTACAAGGTAATAATTGACACTACAACAACTACGCAAGCAGACGTTGAAAACAACACAATTAGAGGTAAAATTTACCTACAACCCACCAGATCTATTGAGTTTGTTGCACTTGACTTTGTTGTCACAAATGCTGGAACAACTATCTAGAAAATACTATATATTAATAACAGGAGATTTTAAATGGCAGAGACTCTATCAGTCACAGATATGCTTCCCAATAAGTTTGAGCCTAAAAGACAGTATCGATGGGTTCTTGCTATTGAAGGTATTGACTCATTCTTGGTGACAACAGCAAACAGACCTAGTGTTACTATTAGTGACAAAAAAATAGATTACATTAACAGCTACAGAAGAGTAGCTGGCAAGCTTGAGTTTGGTGATCTTTCTATTAAATTACATGACCCAATTGCTCCATCAGGTGCCCAACAGATGATGGAATGGATTAGAACACATTACGAGTCTGTTTCAGGAAGAGCAGGCTACGCTGACTTTTACAAGAGAGATATTCAGTTAAAAATGTTAGATCCGATCGGTACTGTTGTTGAACTTTGGGACATAAAAGGTGCATTTTTAACATCTGTCAACTTTAATAGTTTAGACTATGGTGCAGATGATATCATGATGATAGATGCAACTATCAAGTTTGATAACTGTGTCTTGCAATTCTAATTTATTTTAAGTTTTACTCAAAAATCAAACAGTCGTATATTTAATGCGACTGTTTTTTAATGGAGTAAGAATGTCTAATCATGAAGTCACGCCGAGCCTAAGCGGTGTAATGCGTCAAAATGTTATGAAAGAAGAGTTTGGCTGGGAAGTACCTATAGAATCAATACCTCTTCCTTCAAAAGGTGCAATTTATCATCCAGACTCACTTCTTTACAATAGAGAAGTTTTAAAAATTAAGTCAATGACCGCTAGAGAAGAAGATATATTAGCTTCTCCTGCATTTCACAAAGAAGGTACGTCTCTTTCTCATCTTATTCAGTCTTGCTTAATTGAGAAAGGTGTAGATGCAGAAGACATGATTATGGGTGATCGGACTGCTTTAATGGTAGGTATAAGAGTAACAGGTTACGGGCCTGAATATCATGTTTCTTCAAACTGCCAACAGTGCGGTACAAAAAATAATTTTACAGTTGACTTATCAACTCTTCCTATCAAAAGATTACAGATAGAACCGACTTCTCCTGGCCTAAATCAGTTTGAATTTACTTTGCCTGTTACAAAAAAGAAAGTTGTATTTAAGTATAATACTGCTAGAGAAGAAAGAGAAAGAAAAGCGGCCTCTACTAGTCTTCAAAGAGTAACTGGGGTATCTTCTACAAATAGTATTACTTCTTTCTTAGAAAACTCAATTATTTCTATTGAAGGCATTTCCGATAGAGCTAAAATTAAACACTTTGTTTTAAATATGCCTGCTTTTGATTCTAAAGCTCTTAGAAAGTATATTGTTGATAATGAGCCGGGCATGGATATGAGTTGCAAGTTTGTATGTAAAAATTGTAGTTCTTTAAATGAAACAACCATGCCTATGACATCAGAGTTTTTTTGGCCCGCTACATAACTGGAGAGAAGCATTTTTAGAAGAATGCTTTTTGCTCCAGATGCATCTGGGTATGAGTTACACAGAATTGCAAAGGCTGCCAGTTAGATACAGACACTGGTACGTTAAACGCTTGTCAAAGCATTTTGAAAAGAAAAACGAAGCTGCAAAATCTTCTGTTGAGAAAAAATCAAATAATCAAGACTTATCCTTTTCCAGAATTGAAGAAATTCTAAAGAAAAAGATGGAATGACATAATTATTTGTAGGGAGTAAAAATGTCTGACATTGATTTAACACAGCTGACTGAAGCTATTCAAAATGCAATTACAAGTGGTTTCAATAGAGTTGCTGCAGAAATTAATGCAGGAGGTGGTCTCGGCGGAGGCTCCGGTGCCGGTGGCACCGGCGGTGGCGGCCCGCCCGGAGGCGGTGGCGGAGCTGCAACTCCGACTAGTCCACAAGCAAATGCGCAAGCAGCTGCTTTACCGGAAGTACCTGATGCTAGTGATCCTGAGGTTACTGGTATTGGTGAGACAATAGCGACAGGCGTTGTTAATGGTGCAGCTAAAGTATTAAAAGTAGCAGATATTATTTTCGAAGATGCAATTAAAAAACAACAAAGTTTTGGTTTTGCTCAAACTGCTAATTTAATAAGAGACTTTGGTCCACAAATTAGACAAGTTACGCAAGAAGCCTTTAACGCTGGCGATTTTTCTGCTATGTTCAACGAAGGTGAAAAAGCGGCCGCGGCTTCTGTTAGGTCCATGTTGAATTATGCTGCAGAGCTTCACCAGTACGAAGGATTAGACTTAGACGAAATAGCAAGAGCAAGAAGAGATATTATAGAAGGGTTTGGAGACGCTAACGTTAATTTGCTTCAACAGCATAATGCTGCTATGGTAAAAGAATCAATTAGGTTTTCAAATGCAATGAATATATCTGCATCTGAAACTGCTGATTTGATTGCAGTCTCATTTGCAGAAACAGGAGAGGCTTCTGGCGATATTTTAACAGAAATTACAAATCAAGCATCAACTGTGGGTAATGCTGTAGGAGTTCCTGTTAAAGTCATGGCGCAGGGAATTAAAGAAGTTAAAAAAGACATGGACACCTTTACCGATATGACTGTAGAAGGTGCTGCAAGAATGATTGCAAGCTTGAGTCAGTTAGGTATGTCTATCGGTACTTTTAAAAATCTAATGCAACCATTTAGAGACTTCGACTCAGCAGCAACTAAAATGGGTGATCTTTCGGCGATGTTTGGCGTTCAAATGGATGCCATGGAAATGATGTATCTCGCCAACGAAGATGAAGAACAATTCTTGCATAAAATGAGAGAACAACTTCTCGACCAAGGGCTTGATGTTGAAAGTATGTCAAAAACCAGACAGCGTGCCTTAGCTGATCAGCTAGGTATGGGTGTTAGAGAAATGAAAATGTTTATGGCTACAGGTCAGCAGTTTGCTGACCAGTCTGATCTTCAAGCAGCTTCTCAAGAAGGTGCAACTAGAACTCAAGCAGAAGCCATGGAAACATTAAATAGCAGCATGATTATAGCAACAAGAAGCTTAGAAGACATGCAAGCAGCTTCTCAAAATTTAGTAGCTGCTTTTTCCGGGCCTTCTCTTATTAATCATACTGAAAATTTAGGTTCTTTGCAAAATAAAATGCTTGAAGCCACTACAAATACTACCGGTCTTTCTAGAGCTGTTGTTGAACACCAGCAAAAATTAAATGAAATGATGGCGTCTTCATCAGAATTTATTGGTCAAATTGCAGAAGGAGGTATCGATTCTCTAGAAGGTACTAATGAAAAGCTCTTAACAGCAGCTGAAGAAGGAATTGCAGGAATGACTGAGATGTATGGAAACATTGGCCCTCTTTCGGCTCAATCTGCTGATGCAAGTATTCAAAATAGTGATATAATGGCTCAATCTTGGCCAAAAGCATTTTGGCACATTGCGAGGTCTTTTGCAGATACATCTGTTCCGGGCGGCGCGGAGATGAAAGTTTTTTATGAAAACTCTATTAAAAGCTGGGGAGAAATATTTTCAACTTCAGTTTCATCTGCGATAGAAGACATAAACAATTCTGCAAGCTTCGAAGAAATGGTTTTGAAATTCAAAGAAGCATCAGCAGAAATAAAAGATATTTCTCAAAATATTGACACTTCAATAAGTGCAGTTTCTTCTGGTAATTTTGAAATTGCAAATCAAGGGTCAGTTACGGTAGAAATAGAAGCAAATAATTTAGCAAGTAATCTAACAGAAGCTGTCAAAGAAGCTTTTTCGGAATTGGAAAAAGACCCGGTCGCTGTTAATGTGTCCGTAGATATTGACGCTATTAAAAGTGATCTAATAGAAACAATTAAAGAAGGCTTTAAAGACATTGAATATAGTTTTGATATGTCCATCGATAGGCAAAAGTTAGCAACTATTATAGCAGAGTCAGTTGTGTCTGGCGGAAGAACCTTTCAAATGAGAGGCGAATAAATGAGTAAAAATAGTTTTGTAGATGAAATAGTTATTCAAAAAAATATAATTGTTAAAAACTTAACAGAAGACGAAAAAAAAGAAGTTGATATTTATTTAGATGAAATTTTAAAAGAAATATCGGATGGAATTAAACTTCTTGAAAAATTAAGACTTAATGATGAAAAAAGAAAAAATATTGCTGGTGCTTTTAAATCAGAAATTGAGGAACAAAAATGGCTAGAGAAACTCTCAAAGACTTTTTACGATCGAGCGAATATCCAAGACCCAACGAAAATCCAGAAGGAATGATTCAATATTCTCTGCAAGACCCTAGTAATCCTGAGAGTGATCTAGATATTGATTCCCATACGGGAGCGCCACTATTAGATTTAGAAAACGAAGGATCAGAGAAAGGGCTTGTAGGAAATTTTTTACAATATACATCAAGGCAAGCTGGTAATTTTTATGAATTTAAAAAAGGTAATCAAGAAACTTATGCAGGCAATAGAGGCGAAGATTTACAAGATCAAGATAAATTTTTAGCAGAACCTCCTTTTGTTCCTCAAGGAACAGCAGAAGATTCTTTGATGGAGCAATACAGTAATAGTAGATATTTTGACAATCCTACGACATTAGAAGATGATTTACCTACCAAGATCATTAATAAAGTTTCAGGAGAAGTTCCTATTTTTGCTGGTTTGCGAGGAAGAAATTCTAATGAACTTCTTGGAGGTGTAAAAAATAATAATGACTATCTAGTAGGGCATACTGTTAGAGCTCTTAAAAGAAATAGCAGATTTAATATGGATGAAATCTATCCTGATCCTGATTTGGAAATAGATGAAAATCGTTTTGGTTTTGTTAAAGAAAATTTAGAATTTGATTCTTCTTTGGAGGCATTAAAAAATGCAGGTGCTTCTCAGCTCTTAAAAGCATCTGGGTATATGAAAACCATAGACCCTTCTAACCCAAATGCTGTTTTAATACAAGAGATTTCTATATTAGACGAAAACATTGGTCCTGCAAATGAATCAAAAGTTAATATGCCTAGCAACGTAGAGGGTCTAGAAGTTCCTAAGATTAGTGCCGAAGCTTTGTTAGGTATGAATGCTACGGGTGTTCCAAAAGACGGTGAAAAATCAGTTCGCGCAGGCACAGGAGTAGAAATACCATACGAAGAAGGATCTTCAAATTCTAGTTCTTTTGGTGTCATTTACAATCAAGCAATAAAATTTGAAGATGTGACACCAACACACAAAATTAAAACTGCGCTTCGTATGATTACACTATACACGCTAATTAAATCTCTTTACAAAGAAATTATTGAAGAATTAGTCAAAGAAGACATTGAAATTATTAAAGATGATTTAAAAAAAATTGCTGCATCTCCAAATACAACAAAAGCAGGAAAGCTTGCCTTGGGCTTGTGTAGAAAGTCTAAGAAGTTTACTGCAAATAATTATTTGTTTGAAAACTTTTTAACTCCAACAGATTTTTCCTATGAGGAATGCTTTAATCGAGGAATAAAGGTTATTTTTGGAAAAGAAACAGATGCAACAGAAAAAGTGTCAAATAATATAAATAGTGTCTATAATTCTCCGGGTTTTTGGCTTGCAATATCAAACTCAGCAATAAAGAAAACTTTTAGATTTAAAAATGCCTTTGAAAGTTTAGATACCGCTTCTTCTGGGCAAGGACAAAAAGAAGCAATTAGATCAATTATCAAAGAGTTTGGAAACGTGGCAAAGATTGCCAATATTATTGCAATTATTGGTGAAAAAAGTCTTCATCACACAAACGGATCTACAGATGATAATGATATTACAAAAAAAGTTGCTAATGTTAGAGACGTTGATCAGCTAGACAATATTCCAGGCAATAGAGTTGGCAAAAGCAGAAGAAAAAAAGATTCTGATGGCGCTGGTGAAATAGGGAGCGAAACTACACTTTTTTGGGAACAAAGTGCAGTCCCTTCTGCATACTTGCTTCCGTTAAATATAGTTAGGGCTGCATCTGATCTTAACAATACTTATTCTAGAGTTAACCCGGCAAGAGGAATGCTTGGAAGTAGAATGGTAAGAAACACTTATACCGGCTTAAGTACCGACGGGTCTGGCGCAAGAATTCCAAATAGTGTTGTTAAAATTTTAGAAGACAGGTTGGACGCTGAGTATGTGCCTTTTTATATTCAAGATCTTAGAACAAATGAAATTGTTTCTTTTCATGCATTTTTAACTCAACTTACAGACTCTATACAACCTCAATTTAATCAAACGCAAGGCTACGGTAGAATCGATCCTGTTCAAACATATCAGTCAACAACGCGCTCCATTCAAGTAGGATTTACACTTTATTCTACTAATAGAGAAGATTTTGATGAAATGTGGTATAAGATTAATAAATTTGTGACTTTAATGTATCCTCAATGGACACAGGGTTCAATTGTTGAAACTGGAGAGGCAGATGAATCTCCTGGATTTGGATTTAATCAAGAATTTAAAGGCTCAAGATTTGTTCAGCCCTTTACTCAAACTGTGGGTGCAACGCCTGTCGTTAGACTAAGAGTGGGTGATGTTATTAAATCTAATTATTCAAGATTTGCACTAGCAAGAACTTTTGGCATAGGTGATCAAGGAGTCAAAGCTAATCCTATGGGAGAAAGCACAAATCTTCTTTCTTTTGGTTCAGAATTTATGCGCACATGGAGAGACATTGGTTTAACTGTGTTTGGTGCCCTCGCCGGGTCGCCGCAAGATTTGTTAAATTCTTTAGCAGGTGCAGGTGCTGATGCTGTTGATAACTTATTGTTAAAGGCAGGAATAAATGCTGCTGCTGATGCAGGTGCTGCGCTTTTAGCAGAAATCCTCATTAATGGATTTGCAAGCCCACTAGCTGTAACAGAAACTATTAGAAAACTAAAAGATCCTAATATTTCAGATGGAGCTGGGCGAACTAGCGGAATATCAGGAATTACTTATGTGTATATTAACCCTAACATGATAGACGGGTATCAGTCTGAAGAGGGTGAAAGATTTTATACTTCAAAAAGAGTTTTAGGTGTCGTTCAAAAAGAAGCAAAAGATGAATTAGGCAATAAAAAAATATACAAAGTAAAAGTTTTTGATCCTACTAATGAAAGCATAAATAAAAAAATACTTTTAGTAAGACATGAAGACATATGGAATGATCCTACAGAAACTTTTAGCAAGTCTGTACTAGGTATCGCTTATTTGGTAGCTGGATTAGACGCTGTTGGCTTAACTGACTCTTTACTAGGCGCAGTTTCTAAAAAAGGCGGTTTGGGAGGCATAGCGACAGATCTTGGTGCTGAAGTTGCTTCTTTGCTTTTAGAAAACCCAGAGTCTACTTTTATGAGGCCAGAAGTCAACCCATTTACAAGAGCGTTTCACTCTACAAGAGGAAGAGGTCTGGCAGGTGTTGTCAAAGGCGTCACCTTTAACTGGTTAGAAGACTTTCCTTGGGAAACTGATCATAATGCCAGAGCACCTATAGGCTGCAATATTACATTTTCTTTTGATGTCATTCATGACCTTCCGCCTGGTCTGGATCATACAGGATACAATAGAGCACCACTATATAATGTTGGTGAAGTTATGCGAAATGTTGCAGGCGATGTTTATGATGATAGATTTTCTAGATCAGAAAGAAAATTTAGAGAAGGCGGCAAGTCTGTCGTAACACCTGGAAAAGTTATCACAAAGTCAGGTAAAAAATAAAGGAGTCTAACCCATGGCCATGTCAAGATATTTAAATGTATTTGGACCTTCAAAAGGTACAAAGTCTATGAGTTTAATCAATACGACTATAAGAAAAGGTGTTCAGCAAGGAGTTATTAGTACACAAGAGATAATTCTAGAAGAAAATAGAAGACTAGATCAGCTTTCTGGTCAATATTACGGAACAGGATCATACTGGTGGGTTATTGCAGCAGCAAGCGGAATTGGTTGGGGTTTGCAAGTTCCTGCAGGTACTATTATTTCAGTTCCTACAGATATTAATCAAATCTTGAGTTTAGTAGTATGAGTTCTAAAACAGAAAATGTAGACGTTGCTTTTCAAATGATCAATGAAGCAGTAGAAGAATATGACAATTTTTTGTTAGGAATTCCAGAAGGAAACATCTATCAAAGAATAATGGATTTAAAAATAACAGGTTCATTAAATGATGAAGATGATAAAGAAGCAAGAAAAGTCATGTCAAAAATACTTGATAGAACAAATGGAGGGTTGTCGCTTAATAATATTGGTGTTGAAAAAAGCACGATTTTCGGCGAAAATTCAGCAGGAACGTCTGAGTCTGTTATTAGTATTGTTCATGGAGATCATAAATTTGGTATCTCGCAAGAACACTATGAGTCAGGTCCCGACAATGGTGGTATTTACGATGCATACAGAAATGATGAAATGAAATCAGTACTGGCGTATGTGGATCCTATTCAATTTAAGTCCAGAACAATTACTCCCAAAATAATACCGACGGGTTCAGAAAATACTACAAACAATCCTGACCCTAGACAGGTAACAGGCACAGAGCTTGCTGAGGGCACATCTAATCTTACACAGGTTCCACCAGCTGGTTTAAATAGCCTGTTAGGCACCGCAGCAGGCACAGAAGGATTTAATAAGACTCAAAACCCTTCTTTTGGTGCAGTTATAGTTAGGGATCCTATTTTTGGGTTTAATTCTAGAAATGCTAATCACATGCCTGTCTTTTTAGGAGCTGTTACTCCTTTAGAAATGTCTAGATGCACGCCCTATTTAGATATCAAAGTAATTACAAAAAAAAGAAGCCCGAATAGCTTTAGTAAACTAGGGATTCATAATTTTCTTAGATACGAAAAACCTGTACGAGATACTGAGGGATTCTCGTTATTCGAAGACTCAGTACCTGCTGGGGGAGAATTCAAAGAAGTTATTGATGGCCATTTTGATTTTATGAATGTCTTTACATCACCTCAAACAATGGTAAATCCAGATATTAATAAAAATAAAAGATCTTCCCTAGGCGCAATTACTGGGGGTGATACTAGAAGGCCTGATTATGATTTGGAAACTGTAAGAGATCCATTTCAACCTTTTATGACCCTTCTGTCTTTTAATGCTTCAATTACGGGCATCGGTCACGGACTTTTAGCTACCAAAAAAGCTTCACTCAAGATTAAGCTTCATGACAAATCAAGAATGAAAGATTTGTCTGCGCTTTTATCACCTAATGAATTTTCTGGAACTAAATTTATTATTGAGCATGGGTGGAGTCATCCTGATGGTGCTGTTGATTCAAGCAACACAATAGGGAAATACTTGAACGCACTAAGAGATTTGAGTGTGTATCAGCTGGTTAATGCAAATTATTCTTTTGGAAACGATAACTCAGTTGACATTACTCTTAATTTAGTTTGTTCAGGATTTCAACAGCTAAAAACAATTTCAGCTGCGGGTGGAATATATACAAACTTAGATACTGTTGTTGATGAAATTCAAGAAGACATTGAAGAAGCTTTTAAAGATGAGAGTCTACAAGAAGTTCTAGGTATTACATCTAGCAATAACGAAAGAGGTAAAAAAATAAAAGAAATTAGAGGTCAACTGAGAATAAATACAAGTGATCTAAATAGTAATTCAACTTTAGTAAAATTTGAAGATTTGCAAAAACTTAAAGAAGGGCTTGAAGAACTCGCCGGCGGAGGTTCTGATAAAGAAAAAATCTTTGACGCACTTATAAGGCTAATTTACGGAATCGATGAAGGTGATTCAGGTACAACTACAGAAATTAAAAATGCAATAAGTTCGGGTCTCGATAAGTTGTTAAATGTTATTAAAGCGAGTTTAGATAGCAAAAAAGCCAACGCCGGAGATATTATTTATGCGAAATTTAGATCTCTTCCTTTAGGAATTGATCCTTTTAGAGCACAAACTGTTAGATCATTTTATGAAACTGCTTTAGAAGGAAATTCTTCGCCAAAGAAAAAAGTTCATGAAGTTCCTTTAATTGGAATAACAAAAAAGTATGGAGAAAAAGCTGTAGACGATCATGTGTCTTTGGGTAAAATTATTTCTTCTTTTATAGGGTATCCAATGTCAACTTGCGGCCTATATGATGAAGTTCAACTCGTTTTTTATCCTGTTAATAACCAATCAGCAGCAGCTAGAAAACATACCACTGCAAGCTTTCCAATTAATTTAAAAGATTTAGAAAAAGAATTACATAAAAGAACCATGGCGGGTGAACAGTCTTTTAGAAATCTAAGTGTTCATGCGTTTTTTGCAATTCTAGAAAGAATTGTGTCAAAGCAAACAGCAACTGCTTACGATTTGTTTCCAGAAGATGCAGAAGGAAATACAGAAATAAGCAAATTACAAGCTTTTAGAGAAAAGTCTAGAGAAGAAAAGTATACAGAAGCTTCTGGAGCAGATGGGTTTAACGCAAGTGAAATCGAAGCACAGACAGCAGCTGAAGCTGAAGAAGTTGGATCTGCTATAACTGCTGACGCACTTAAAGACTTGCAAAAGTCTAAGGTTATTGAAGCATATCAAGAATTTTTATCAAAAGAAGTCCAGCAATTTAGAGACGAGCGCCTTAAAGAATTATATGATAAAGAAGAAGAATATTTTCCAGGTTATTTTATAGACAAAGAAAAGTTTTCACTCGTAAACTTGTCAATGTTTTTTGAAACTTTTTCTCCTAAAAATAAAAATGAAGGTGGTGCTGAAAGTGCTTTAGAGAAATTTTTAGATATAGTCGGTGCTTTTGAACCAGGAAAAAGAAGAAACACAGTTGATAATGGAAAAGATGTTACAAAAACAATATTGAGAATACACATTTATGACGAAAATTCAAACATGGGTCCAGATGTTAGTTTATACGGTGCCAACGCTGTCAACATGAGCAAAACTGCAATTGCAAACGAATCTAATTTAGGAAATAGAGCTTTTATAAAAAGCTTAATGATGAAAAGACAACCTACTATTATTCACGGAGCTAGCTCTGGTGTTGTAAATAGTATAACAGTTTCTTCAAATACTTCTGGACAACTTTCAAACATTCTTATGGTGGAAGCTTATGGTCAATCATTAAATGCCTCTAGCGATACTGGAGGAGAACCTGAAAGTTTTGATGAAGTTGTCATGCTTCCGACGACTATTAATTTAGAAATGATGGGTTTTCCTATGTTGGCAAGAGGACAGCAAATTTTTATTGATTTTGGAACACAAACGAGCTTAGATAACCTTTATACTGTAAAGACCGTTGATCATGAAATACAAGCAGGATCCTATAAAACTTCTGCTATTTTAGTTGCAGCTAACCAAATGATTTTGTCTTCATTCAGAAATAGATTGCAGAGTCTGATTGATAAAGCAATATCTGGTGATGAACCGAGTACTAATTAAAAATTATTGATTGTAAAATATAAAATAATAAATCAATAATAAGAGCATGATTAAGCAATATAAAAGACTAAGTATTAATAAACTGAGTGTTGATAGAGCGTTTGATTGTCAGTCTATTAATAAGATTATTAGTATCAATGGCGAAGGTGTAAATACTTCTATAGAAAAAATTAATCAAATTAGAAGAATTTCTAATTTAGAAAATATTTTAAACTTATTTGAATACAATCACAAGCTATGCAGTATTTTAAATATTAAACATGGTGATATTGTAAATTGGATCCAACTAACAGGAATAGATAATTGTAAAATCTATACAAAAAATCTATTAAAAGAGTTAAGATTTTCAAATCAATTAATAACAACTTATCACTCAGATATTCTTCCAAAAAGAATTAGTCTTTATAAAGATCTGACATCAGTACTAGATAGTAAAGGAAATGTATTAGAAATACCCGAGTACAGTCATGCAAGTGTATCAGGAAGAACCACTATTTTGAATGGTTATAATTTTCTAACTTCTACAAAAGAATTTAGAAAAAGTTGCACTTCTATAAACTCAGACTACTTAGTAAGCATTGATTTTAAAGCATGTGAACCAAATCTCTATCTGAGAGCAATCGGTAAAAAAATAAAAAATTCAGATGTTTACAATCACCTAATGAATGAGTTAAATATAAAAGTTGATAATAGAGCACAGCTAAAAAGAGGAATACTTTCAGTTTTGTACGGAGCATCAGACGACACAGCAAAAAGAATACTTGGAGGAAATAAAACAACTTTAGAAAATATTAAGCAATTTTTTGAAATAGAAGAAAAAACAAAAGCACTTCAAAAAGAGTTTGATGAGCAGGGTTTTATATTTAATATGTATGGGAGACCAATATTTTCAGATAAAAGCATTTTAAATAAATGGATTCAATCTTCAGCAGTTGATTTTTGTAGTCTAGCTTTTCTAGACTTTTCTAAAAAGCATAATCTTAGTGTTGCTTATCTTGTTCATGACGATATGGTAGTTAATTGCAGCAAAAAAGAATACGAAAAAATTAAAAATGTAAAAGATCTACAAGAAGAAAATACTAAAATATCTCTGCCAGTAGAAATTACCACTTTATCAGCATAGTTATACTGTGAAAAAAGATAGACTAAAAGAGTATTTTGGAACTCAACGACCTTCTTTTGCCGGAGGCCCAGGAGCTGGCAGTAATTTCTATAGTGGAAGAGACTTAGGTACGCACACTAAGGGAAGTTTGGGTACAAGAGGCGCTGATTCTAATTTCTCTAGGAGGATGCAAGCTTTGGTACCTAATGATAATTATGATCTTTTAGAAGAAGAAGAAGATGAATTAATTGATGAAGATTTTGTAGTTGAAAACTCTATATATTCTCTAGAAAAAACACTTGAAATGGTAAGAGAATGGGTAGAAGGACCAGACGGTGTTTTAGATCCCGAAGAAGGTGATATAGAAGAAATATCTTCTGATTTAGTTTCATTAACCAAGACAGAAGAGTCTTTGAAAGATTTAGCACTCGATGTTGTTCTAGATTCTAGAGGCACCGGAAGTCTTATGCAAACTATTTTTAGCGGAGCTAAAAATAAAACTCCAGGAGTTGGCGAAATAGTTTCGCTATACGCTTTTTTTAAGGCTTATTTAAAAGTTTCTAAAAATGCTGACATGCTTAGAAAAATAAGTGACGAATTAGACAAAGTATTAGAAAAAACGCCTATAGGAGAAATGGTTGCTCAAAAACAAAAATTCATTCAGCGATTTACAAGCGGAATAAAAGAAGTAGAAAAGCTACAAAGTTCTACATATGAAGCCATAGGAGAAATGGTAGAACACGTTATTAAAATTATCCCAACAGAATATTTAGCAGCCGGAGGCGGAGGAGTTGCTACTGCTCCAGCTGGTCCTGGAGCGGCAGCAGGTGCTACTGCAGGTTACGTGATAGGAAAACAACTTGAAGGCATGACAGCTAGCGGAATAGGTGAATTAATAGAAGAATTTGTACAAACTTTTATTGAATCACAAGAAGTTTCAGATTCTAAATCATTTACCGAATGGCTGACAAAAAATAATAATCCTAACTCCCTTGGGTTGAGAATTTTGATATTTATTACTGACATGTTTACTTTTCCTGGTTCAAGAATGCTTGAATGGGTCCCGGGAATAGGAAATATAATTACAATAAATAGAGTTCTAGAAGGTCTTTTGAAAGGAGCCAAAGTTCAAAATATCTTGGTAAAAAAGATAACTCAGCTTAAAAATCCAGAGCTAGTATTTGATGATGCTGACTTGGAAATGAGCGATAATTCAGAGCTTCCAGATGGTTCTAGTTCATTGTCTAATGCAGGCACATTCTTAAGAAAGCTTTTTGTTTCTAAGCCTGGTGATACTGCCTTGTTTGCAGAAAGTCTAAATAATAGATCTTTGGCTTATCTAATAGAAGAAAAAGATTCTGTCTTAGATGAAGATTTAGAAGAAGAAATAGCAGAGATAGAAGAGTTCTCTGGTGCCGGCGCTGTTGCTATTGGAGCACTTCCTCTTGGTAGGTCTACAAAAGGCCCAGGAAGACAGCATAGTAGCAATAGTGGAGGAAATTCTTTTCCTTATAGTAGAAAAAATAGAAAAGTTTTCAATAGATATAGTAAGAAAACTTTTGGAGGGTCGGATGAATAGGGGTGAAATATCTTTACTTAAAGAAGCTTTGGTTTTAAACGGAGTTTTAAAAACAGAAAGCGGTAAATTAGACGAAGCTTCTTTCAAGAGGCTTTTGAAAGAAGCAGAAGAAATTGAAAAGAAAGCAGAAGAAATCGAAGCTCAGTCTGATGGTGCTATTAGTAAAAGAGATGGTGTTGCACTAGTCACAGCAATCTATGGCGGGCTCGGCACTTTTGCAGGTCCAATTAGACCGTTAGCTTGGGCAATCGATGCAACTTTGGCAATTAAATTTATTTACGATGCAACACAAGCAATTAACGCAATTTCAGCACTAAATGAAGTAATAGAAGATATTACAGGAAAAGATGCTTTATCTCCGCTAAACCAAATATTGCCTTTCGGTATGGGGCCGGTATCTTCTGATTTGTTAAGTCAAGAAGATATACAAACAATTAGAAACTCAGATCCAGCCAAAAAAGAAAAAGCAAAACAGTATGCAATTTCAGCTTTTCAATATCTTAGAAGAGCAATAGTTTCTGGATTAGGAATGATTCCAGACATATCACAGACCGGGGTCGGCGACGCAGCGCTAGCTGGAATATCTGTAGCCATAGCAATGTCTAAGTCATTTACTCCCGCAATGATAGGAATTGTCAAAGCTACTGCGAATATTTCTAGACAATTTAAAACTTTGCACAAGTATGCACAAGCTGATACAGTTGTAGGAAGATCACTTAGGCTTCTTTTAAACGTTAGAGGCCATTACAACTTAGGAATGGTTATGGTTGCTCTTGATATTCTCGAGCCAGGCGCAGGAGATAAGCTTAGACAATATGTAGATCCTGCAGGAGCTTCTAGAGATGAAACTGAAAGAGAAGTTGTAGATGCTATTAGAAAAAGAGAAAAAGAAAAAATGGATAGTGATGAAGCGGGGATATCTCACAGAAAGAGAAGAAGAGATATCGACGCAGAGCTTGAAAAAGAAAGACAAGCTTACAGACAAGGTGCATATTCATCGCCTGATATAATTGATGTAACACCTGTTGATGACCAGCGAGTAATGCAAGAGACTGCAAATGCTGCTATTGAAAGATGGCAAGTACTTTCAGGGATTAAATAAGTTTTAATTAATTTTGTAAACATAATAGCTCTTTGCGTATAATGCTTAAGCAATTAAACATTGCAACTTACAAATTGCACATTATATAAAGGAGTTAAAAATGGCAGTTGATTTTGAGGCGATTAGAGCAAAGCTAGCCCGCTTGAGCGGAGCAAACACCAACCGTAACATCACCTGGAAGCCTACTGAGGGAGAAGAACATACTGTTCGTCTTATTTCTTTTCCAGACAATGATGGTCAACCTTTTAAAGAAATTCAGTGGTACTATAACATTCCTGGAGCACGTGGCCTCGTAGCACCTTTCCAGTTTGGCAAAAAGGATCCTGTTCAGGAGTTAATTACTAAGCTTCGTGAAGAAGGTTCAAAAGAGTCCTATGAAATGGCTAAAAAGCTTTATCCTTCTATGCGCACCTACGCTGCTGTTGTAGTGCGCGGTCAGGAAGATGAAGGTGTAAAGATTTGGTCTTTTGGAAAGACTGTTTACCAGAAGCTTCTTTCTATCATGCTTGATGAAGACTATGGTGACATTACTGATCCTCTTGAGGGTCGTGATATCAAGGTTGTCTGTACCAAGCCGCCTGGCAAAAAGTACGCTATGACTGATGTTATGCCTCGAGGAAAGGCTACTAAGCTTTCTACAAATAGTAAGCAATCAAAAGAGTGGCTTGGAAACATTCCAAACGTAGAAGATCTTTACACACTCAAGTCTTACGACGAACTTTCTGGCATTCTTGAGCGATGGATCAACGGTGATGAAGAAACAGTTTCAAGTGAAGGAACTGAACACCCAACGTCTTCTGCTACTACTAAGACTGAAACTAGTAAAAGCAGTGGAAACTATGATAGTCTAGACGATGCTTTTGCAGACTTGATGGACTAAGTTTCTTTCTAACCGATATATTTGGCGAGCAATTTCTTGCTCGCCATTTTTGTGTAAATGTACTCCAATCGGAGTAGTATTACTAAGAAAGGAGAAAATATGAAAAATGACGATTTTACTCGCGACCTAATTAAGTCACTAAACAAAGAGCAAGGCTCTCGCGTTGCATACAATCTTTCAGAAGATGAAAGTCCTACTCATGTAAAACGATGGGTTAGCACAGGTTCAAGGATGCTTGACTGGATTTGCGCAAATAGAAAAAACGGAGGTTTACCAGAAGGTAGAATTGTAGAAATTTTTGGCCCACCGAGTATTGGTAAATCACATATTGCTACACAAATTGCTAGATCAACTCAAAAAATGGGAGGAATTGTTGTATATATTGATACCGAAAATGCAACATCTGTAGAAAATCTCCAGATGTTGGGTGTTGATGTTTCTAAGCGTTTTGTATACGTTGATACACATTGTACTGAAGAAGTTCTTTCAATTGCAGAAAAAACCATCTTAAAAGCAAAAGCACTTGACAAAGACGTTCCTGTAACTGTTATTTGGGATTCTGTTGCAGCTTCGTCTCCCAAAGCAGAATTATTAGGAGATTATGATAAAGAAAGCATTGGTTTGCAAGCAAGAGCTATAAGTAAAGGCATGAGAAAGATTACAGGTGTTATTGGTCAAACCAACAGCTTGTTTGTAATTCTCAATCAGATTAGAACAAAAGTAGGAGTTATGTATGGAGATCCTGATACTACACCCGGCGGTAAGGCAATCCCTTTTCACTCATCTATACGAATCAAATTGGGTGCAGGACAACAAATCAAAGACGGGGATGATGTCATCGGTATTCAAGTTTGGGCGAAGACTGTTAAGAATAAAGTAGCACCCCCGTTCAGAAAGTCTCATTTTCAAATTCACTTCGGTAAAGGAATCGTTGAACATGAAGAGCTCTTTGATCTTCTAAGAAAACACTGTGCAAGCAATGATGTTATTCACGAAAATTTTATGTATAAGGTCTCTGGTACGGGTGGTTGGAAAGAAATAAGTATTGTTGATACCAGAACTGGTGAAGTCGTTGCAGATAAAAAATTTAGAAAAGCAGCATTTAATGAACTTCTTGAAGATGAAGAATGGTCAGAAGCAATTGATATTCTAACAGAAGCAGCAATGGAAAAGAAGCTAGGGTCTATCGATGGTGTAGATATCGACTCTGAGTCATACGAGGAAGTCCAAGCCTTAGCCCAAGAATTAGAAATGGATCTAGATGTAGATGTATAAAAATAGAGTCATACTTGTAGACGGTTTA